CGGAAAAAGCCGATTCCGAGCGAGGCCGAGATTCGCGCGGTTTACGACGCGAAGGATCGGGCCGGGCAGTTGGCTCTCCGCACGGTGCCCGAAATCGCGGAGATCATCGAACGGATGAAATCCGAGCGCGGGCCGAAAGCCTCGGCGATTGATGCCGAAACCCTGCTGGCCGATCTCGGCATTTAATCCACCGGGTGAACTCTCGGGCCGATAGTCTAATCCGCTATCGGCCCGATTGCCGTTTTGGAGATTGACCAATGCGCCAGCCTCTCTCAAACCGCTATCCGCACAAATTCCGCCAATGGCTAAACCGCCGGGCCGGAGATGGTCTAATCCTCGATTTGATGATTTTCGCCCTCGGAATTTGCCTGGGCATTTGCCTAATCCCATCAGGCTAAATTGCCTATTGACATTCTCAAATTTCCCTCTATCGTTTCTCAGGCCTAGTAATGGTGCTAGGCAATTTTTAGGAAAATCATCATGCCGAAAACCGAAAAAATGTTCGCCGTCACTCACCACACTATCAACGGCGAGGATACTCTCATCGCAATCTGCCCCTATGACGAGGCAATCCATGAGGCTAATGCCCGTGCCCACCATCCTCACTATCCCGGTTGGATAACGGTTACTCGGGTCTATCATTGGGTCGATAATTCCTAACCCCTCCTCGACCCCTAAACCACTAAACCCGGCAGGCTCGCCCCTCGCCGGGTTTTTTGTTGTCCAAGCCTCTAAGCAATAATATTCCACCAATCGGTAATAATCTCCGGCGATTTGAGAGGGTGGCGGGCCGTTTGGCTACTACCCTACCGGCCACCCCTCTCGCCCCTATTCCTAGCCCCGTTTCCGGCCACCATTGCCCCTAACCTCTCTCGCCCCCTCTCTCACCCCCTAACCCCCCTCACCCCCATGGGTGCCCGGATGGGTGCTCGGTTGGGCCCTCGGATGGTGTCCGCCGTGCTAGATAACACTACGGGGGGGTGTCAAACCCTGCTCAATATCTCCCGCCATTTAGTCTCTCGGGCAGTTCCCCCGTAAAAAAAATATTGAGAATGGGAGAAATGGTGAAAATCCCGCGAATCCCGTTACACAATCCAAGCCAAGCACGATTTGCCATCCCCCCGCAATGTTATCTAGCAATCCGATAACCATCCGATCACCCATCCGATCACCCCTCTAGTGAACAGCCCCCTAACTCCTACTCTCTCGCCCGATTGCCGGGCTGACTAACCTCTCCCATGCCAAGCCTTCTCGCCGGGCCTAAGCCATTGGTTTATCTCGAAATTCCCCCCTTCCCCTCACCGATCGACCGGGGGGTGGCTAAGCCGGAGGAGGGGGTCGGATTGGATAGTCTTTAGGGCCTGCTCCCTTCCCTGTGCCTTAACCCAATCCAAACTCTGCTTAGGATGGTAAGGGTGAAAAGGGGTTGTAGGGGTGGTGGTGGCTGAAATTCCCCAAAACCCCGCGAAATTGGGCATGATTTCCGAAGGGAAATTAGGCAGGGATTGAAAAACCTTAAAAATCTCTATTGACGGCCCGGCGGAATGATGAGACTGGTGGGCCCGAAAGGAGGCTCAGACCGATGAGTGCTTTTGATTATGAAAAGCTCGCCGAAGGGGTGAAGCTGCCGGGCCAGGAACCCGAGCCCGAGGACCCGAAGGAAGCTCTTGAAGCTGAAAAAGAGCGGATTAGTAATATCCTGCACCGAGATCGGGAATATCTGCCGCTTTCTCATGCGAAGTATCAGGGAATTGCCTCGGCAAAGGGCTATAAGCAAGGCGAGGAATTTAGCGGAAGCCGGCTTATGAGAGTTCACTACTCTCACGAAGCTATGATTGACATCATCATCGCAGAGCCCAATATTACCCAAGGCGAACTGGCTGCGAGATTCAACCGTAGTCAAGGCTGGATTTCCATCGTAATGGGTTCGGATGCGTTTCAGGCGGCTCTAGCCAAGCGCCGGGACGATCTTCTCGATCCTTTTCTGATAGCCACGCTTGAGGAGCGCTTTCGTGGCCTGGCGGATCAGTCGCTCCAGGTATTGTCGGAGAAATTGGAAGTTACGAAAAATCCGGAATTGGCCTTAAAGGCCCTGGAAATCTCAAGCAAAGCCCTCGGATTCGGGGCTAGAAACAATGGCCCAGCAGTGCAGAACAACTTCGTAGTGCAGCTTCCACAAAAAATCGAAAATTCCTCCGATTGGGCTGCTAAGCACGCTCAAGGAAAGGTTATTGAAGGATGAGTCCGCAGTGGGTTGTTTATACGAGTGGCCCGCCGACTCTGGTCGAAACGGATTATTGATGACTGATCTTCAAGTTCTTTGGACTCCGCAGGAAGGCCCACAAACCGCCTTGATCGAATGTCCGATTTTCGAAGTTTTCTACGGTGGAGCCCGAGGGGGTGGAAAAACTGAATCCTCGATCGGCGATTGGCTCCAGCACGCAGCTCTCTACGGCCAAGATGCTATTGGAATCTTCGTTCGGAGAAAGTTCAAGCAGTTGGCCGAGGTCATCGCTCGGACAAAGCAGATCTTTCCTAAACTCGGGGCGAAATATAACGAACAGCGGGCCGAGTGGCTTATGCCCGGCGGTGCTCGACTGAAGTTTGTTTACCTTGAAAGGGACTCAGATGCAGAAGAATACCAAGGCCACAACTACACCCGAGTCTATGTCGAAGAAGTCACCAACTTTCCTTCCCCCGCACCTATCGACAAGCTCCGTGCGACACTCCGAAGTGGTGCTGGTGTGCCTGTTGGGATGCGGCTTACTGGCAACCCTGGCGGGCCTGGGCATAATTGGGTAAAAAAGCGTTATATCGACCCAAATCCTAAAGGTTTTCAAGTCATCAAGGAGTCTTGCGATGTTGAAATCGACGGGATTATGCAAACTGTTGAATTGGAGAGAGTCTTCATTCCGTCGAAGCTCGGTGATAACATGCTCTTGCTTCGCAATGACCCTACTTACGTCCTGCGTCTCCGCCAATCTGGATCTGAAGCACTCGTCAAGGCCTGGCTCGAAGGAAATTGGGACATTGTGGATGGAGCATACTTTACAGAGCTCGATGAAGCACTCCATGGAAGAGATCAAAGCCTCATCCGAACCGCTCCACCGAATACCGTTAGATTTCGATCTTTCGACTGGGGTAGCTATCGACCTTTCTCAGTCGGTTGGTGGGCGATTGCTGACGGAACCTGGCCAAAAGAAAATCCCCTTCCCTATGGTTCCATCTTTCGTTATAGAGAATGGTATGGAGCTTCGGGGATTAACAAAGGCCTCGGCTCAACCGCCGATGTTGTCGCCAAGGAAATCATCCGAATCGAGGAAGAAGCCGGAGATAGGATTCGATTTGCCGTGGCCGATCCTGCTATTTTTATCCGTAATGGCGGGCCTAGTATTGCTGAGTCTATGGCTCGGTGCAGGTGGCGTCGGGCGGATAATAAACGACTTCCTGGATGGGAGCAGATTCGGCAGAGATTAGTCGGAGAGAATGGCCAGCCGATGCTTTATGCGGCCCACCAATGCGAAGACTTCTGGCGCACCATGCCAACCCTCCAGCACGACGAAACCAACCCTGAAGACCTCGACACCGATGGCGAAGATCACATTGCCGACGAAGTCCGCTATGCTTGCATGTCTCGTCCGTGGAGGCCCAAAATCGAACTTCCGCCTCAGGGCTTGATTATGCCCCGCACTCCGGGTCAAATGACGTTCAACGACCTGATCGCCCAGAATAAACGAAATCGCCTAATCAAGGAGCAAAACAGTGCCCTCTACTGACCAGAAAGCCCAGAACCTCTACAAGCATTGGGATAATCAAATCTCAGACGCTTTGAAGCGGGAGAAGAAATACCGGGAAAAAGGCCGGAAATACGTTGAGATTTACGAAGGGAGGAAGTCGGATGAAGTCCCCTTTGCAATTCTCTATTCGAACACTGAAACCCTCCTCCCGGCGGTTTACAACTCCAAGCCAATTCCGCTGGTATCCCGGCGGTTTAAGGACGCTGACCCGGTGGGTAAGGCGGTCAGCGAGGTCAGTAATCGAATCCTCAAGTTCCTCCTCGATACCGAGTCGCAGGACTATGACAACTTCGACGATCTGATGGTAACTTCGGCTTTGGAAGCGATTCTGGTCAACCGAGGCTTGGTCAGGTTCAAGTATGTCGGAACTCTGCAAACAGAATGTGCCTATGGTGAAGCCGTTCGCTGGGATAAATTCTTCCACGGCTATGCGAGGACTTGGAAGAAAGTCCCTTGGATCGGCTTTGAGTGGGATATGTCGGAGAAAGAGCTCCGAGACAATTTCCAAGAGATCAAATTTGATCTGACGAAATTCTCGTCAACCGAGGAGCTGTCGAAGGATGGCGAAACCACGGAAGAATTGACCGGGGTTAAGACTTTCAAGGTTTATGAGATCTGGGACAAGGCTTCTCGGACAGTTCGGTTCTTTTCTCCGGTTTATCCCGATGGGCCTCTGCGTGAAGTTGAAGATCCTTTGAATCTGACGAATTTCTTTCCAGTTCCGAAGCCGATGAACTTTATGAAGAAAGTTACGACTTTGGTACCTACTCCGCTTTACGAGCAGTATCGGCAGCAGGCCCAGGAGCTGAATGATATTACTCGCCGGTTGAAGGCGATTATCAAGGCTATCAAGGTCCGCGGGGCTTACAATTCCACGATCGAAGGGATTGAGAAGATCCTCGAAGCCG